AACCGGCTTAACAAAGAAAACAAAGTCGAACCAAATCAAGTTCTTGATGTTGTTTTCAACGCGATTTCTATCTTGGGCATGATGCCTGCTGACGTGTTTTACGGCAAAAAAGAAGAGCCTGCCGTCAACTAAAAATCTTTTTTTAGGTTGATACGAATGACGACGTACTTGTAGCGTCGTCATTTACACCAAATCAAATCACATCAAATTTTTGGAGTCCTTCATGGGTAAAATTTCAAATGTCACTAACATCAGTCTGCCTATGGCTGTTTGGCTTGCATCAAATGATTACGATTTTCGCCCTAAAGGCAAAGCCATCTCTGCAACTGCTCTGCTCAAAGCACCGCGGCAAATCTTGCTAGGCGAGCGTCTCAGACCAGAAGACATCAAAACACCTGATGTGACTGATTTTATCGCATCCCGTATGGGGACATCTATCCACGACGGTATCGAGAAAGCATGGCTCAACAGCTATGAAAAATGTATGAGCCTGCTTGGCTATCCCCAGCAAGTCATTGAGTCTATCCGCATCAATCCCGGTGATTTAGAAGATGGTGAACTTCCCATCTACCTAGAACGGCGAGGTAGCCGTGAAATCATGGGTTACACGATCAGCGGCAAGTTCGACCTTGTACTGAACGGTGAGCTTAACGACTTCAAAAGCACGTCCGTTTACACATACATCAAAGGTTCAAAAGACGAAGATTACTGTCTTCAGGGATCTATTTACCGCTGGATTCACCAAGATATTATCACTGAAGATACCATCGCTATCCAGTTTATCTTTACTGATTGGCAACGTGCGATGGCCAAGTCTGATCCAAAATATCCGCAAACACGTGTCTTGGAACATCGCGTTGCTCTGATGTCTCTTGAAGAAACAGAAGAGTGGATTCGGTCTCGTCTACGCACTCTCGAAAAACATGCGGAACTTCCAGAATCTGAGCTGCCTTTGTGCTCTGATGAAGAACTATGGCGCACGGACACTGTCTGGAAATATTACGCAGATCCAGCCAAATCCACAGATCCTAAATCCCGATCTACCAAGAATTTTGACACTGCACTCGAAGCAAGCAATTTCCGAGCCAGCAAAGGCAAAGGTATTGTCGTGGAAAAGAAGGGCGTGGTCAAAGCCTGTGGTTATTGCGCCGCATTCCCCATTTGCTCTCAAAAGGACCAGCTCACTCATGGCTAACTTTCCTCAAGTCGAACATCACCCAGCTGTACAAGCTATCGCAGAAAACATTGCTGCCCGCGCAAACAACAAAGACATCGGTTTTTTTCGACTTGTAGCAGCACATTTTCTAGGTCTGCCAGCGTCTATTATGCACGCCAAAGTGCGTAACCGCGGTGAAGACTTTCCCATTAACACATACATGCTTGCCATTGCCAAATCTGGTGCGGGCAAAGGCGTATCTACTGGAGCCATGCGAGACGTGTTCACCAAACCGTTTCGACTGCGTTTCAAAGACGAAGTCATGCCAGAAATTGCGAAACGTAACTTGTTCAAAATGGCTCAAGATATTGCCATCAACAACAACACCAAAGAAGACGACGAGTTTGCACGGCTTGAAAAAGCTTACGATCGTCTCGGCGCTTACATGTTTTCGTTTGACTCTGGTTCAACTCCGGCCGCCAAACAGCAACGTGACAAGATCCTCATGGCTGGCATTGGCTCTCTGAACTTGGTCATCGATGAGATCGGTAAAAACATCGAAGGCAACTCCGAAGTTTTGAGCACGTTTCTTGAGCTCTACGACAAAGGCTACATGGGCAACAAAGCCAAGGTATCCAGCGCAGATAACAAACGTGAACTCGATCTAGAGGGCATGTCACCAGCGAACCTGTTTGCCTTTGGTGAACCTACGGCCGTGTTTGACGGTGGCAGTGTTGAGAAGGCCTTCAGGGGCTTCTTAGAGGCTGGCTATGCACGTCGTTTCATCTTTGCCTATGGTGACGTCATACCTATGGGAGAGTCTCTCACAGACGAACAGCTTTACGATCTCGAGACCCAACAGCTTGAAGACCCTAGCATCCATACTTGGATTGACCGGATCACTGAGCTTGCAGATCCAGCATTTCATAATTGGGTCATTGAGATGCCTCGAGAAGTTGGCATTATGAACGTCCAGTATCGTCGTCATTGCCAAGCTCTAGCTCAAGAGATGGGAACCTACGAATCTGTACAACGTGCGGAGATGCGTCACCGGTATTTCAAAGTGATGAAGCTTGCCGGTGCTTATGCTTTCTTCGATCAAGTCAGCACCATGACAGAAGATCACTATCTGATGGCCATGAAGCTCGTTGAAGAATCCGGCGAAGCGTTTCAGTCATTGTTACGCCAAGAGCGGAATTCAGAAAAGCTTGCACGCTACATCGCTGAAAAGAAGATCGAGCTTACCAAAGATGATCTTCAAAGCGACCTGCCTTTCTATCCTTCTTCCAAAGGTCCACAAGAGCTCCTTATGGATATGGCTGTAGCCTGGGGATACAAGAACCACACCATTATCAAAAAGACGTGGCAAGACGGCATACAGTTCTTCCAAGGTGAAAGCCTTGAGGAGACTTCTCTCAAAGACGTCAAGTTTTCGTTCTCTGATGACTACGCCTACCGGTACGCTGTAAACTCTGAACCAGTTGCTTTTGAAGACTTGCACAAGTTGACCCAAGCAAAAGGAATTCATTGGGCAAACCACGCATTTGATGAAGGTCACCGCCACGAAGAGAAAGTCATTCCTGGCTTTAATATGATTGTCTTAGACATCGACGGTGGGGCTTCTTTGGACATGGTTCACGACGTCCTATCAGACTACGTCTTCATGACGTCTACCACCAAACGTCACACAGCTCAGGAAAACCGTTTTCGTTTGATCCTACCTACCAATTATCAGATCAAACTGGACAAAGCAGACTACCGTAAATTCATGAACAGTCTCATGGAATGGTTGCCTATCCCAGATGACGCGCTCGATCTTGGGGCAAACCAACGAAGCAAGAAGTGGGAAGCTAATCCTTCAGGCAATTATTACTATTCTGAAGGTACAGACCTTCTCGATATCTTGCCTTTTGTCCCAAAGACCTCTCGTAACGAAGAGTACCAGAAGCAAAACAAAGAACTTAAATCCATGGATTCTTTCGAACGTTGGTTCGCTGAAAAGTGGCAAGACGGTAACCGGAACAATCTTATGCTAAAATTTGCTTTAGGTTTGCTTGATTCTGGCTTAAGCTACAACGCCGTTGAGGATAGGGTTTTAACTTTCAATTCCCAACTCTCCGATGGTCTGTCGCCTGATGAGCTGAAGCGTACGGTCCTTGTGACTGTCGCGCAGAGGGCGCCAGGGACACCTTAACTAAGATGAGATGGTTCTTTCCTAGTAAGGCGGGGATCTAGGTTACTCTTAGATCCCCACTCATCAAATCTTTTCGTGATCGTTAACATCCTGAACCAAAGGAACTCTTATGAGCCAGAACAAAAATATCGTCCTAATTTCGGGCAAACCCAACTCTGGTAAGTCCAGCTCTCTTCGGAACATGGACGTGAGCAAAATGGTCTACCTGAACACAGATCTCAAAGCCGTGCCTTTTAAAGCTAACTTTGCCGCACAGGCTGAGATTTCAGACGCAATGGACGTACTTGCTTACATCAAGCAAATCGAAGACAACGACAAAATCTCCGGCGCTGTACTTGATACGCTGACATTCCTCATGTCCATGTATGAACGCCAGTATGTCTCTAAAGCTGCAGACGGTCAGAAAGCTTGGGGCGGATACGGTAATTTCTACAAGGAAGTTATCCATGCCATCAAGTCAGGAACCAAGGATTACGTTATTCTGGCTCACGAGGATACTATCTACAACGAAGCTAACCTGACTATGGAAACCAAAATTCCAGTCAAAGGTGCCGTAGGTAAGATTGGTGTAGAAGCTGACTTTACAACCATTGTTGGAGCCAAACAAGTTCCTCTCAAAAAGTTGGAAGGACACGAGAACGCTTTTCTGAACATCACCGACGAAGAGAAAGAAGACGGTATTAAGTATGTCTTTGTCACACGCATCACCAAAGATTACCCTGGTGAGAAAATGCGGGCTCCTATTGGATTTTGGAGTCGAGATGAGCTTTACATCGATAACGACGTGAACCACATTTACGATCGTCTCAAGTCTTATTACAGCACCGCAGCTGCGGCTTAACTCACACCACACCACCCCAAACCCAACCATAATAAGGAGACTACCAATGGGTATGTTTGCCAATCTTTCCACAGAAGATCTCACCGACTCTAAAGACGTTCTCGGTGGAGGTTATGAACCACTCTCATCCGGTGTTTATCCGGCGACAATCACTCTTGCGTACCTTAGCGAAGCTGCCAATTCTAAGGCATCTTGTGCCAATATTCATTACACCGTTGACGGCACAGAACACCGTGAGCAGATTTGGTTCACCAACCGTAACGGCGAAAACTTCTATGTAGACAAACAAGACGGCAAAACCAAACACGCTTTGCCAGGTTATCAAACGCTGGATGACATTACCTTGTTCATCACGCAGAAACCATTGACCGAGCAAGATGATGGTATCGAGATGAAGACCGTCAAGCTGTACAACAAAGAAGCCAAAAAAGAGCTTCCTACAGAAGTTCAATGCCTGACTTTCTTGCATGGCGGCGAAGTACAATTTGCGATTTTGCGTCAGATTGAAGACAAGAACGCTAAAGGCGAAGACGGTAACTATCATCCTACTGGTGAGACCTACACGTCGAACACGATCGACAAAGTCTTCCACCCTGAGACACGTCGAACCATCAACGAGTACAAGCACGGTATTGCGGCTGACGAGTTTGCAACTGCGTGGCTTGCCAAGAACGAAGGCAAAGACCGTAACCGTGCTAAAGGCGCTGCTTCTGGTGCTGGCCAGTCTGGTACAGGCTCTCCTGCAGCTAAATCGTCAACACCAAACCTCTTCGGCTGATGGTTATTTTAGGCATTGATCCGGGTTTTACAGGAGCTCTTGCTGCTTATGATCCGGGTCATGAGTCGCTGCGAATTCTCGACATGCCCATTACTAAAGATCCTAAAGGACGGACAGTCTTAGACATGCACACCATGTTTCAGATACTGACGCCTCCTGGCGGACGAGTGATGGCTGTCGTAGAATTTGTAGCTGCTCGTCCAGGCCAAGGCGCACCAGCTACCTTTCGATTTGGGCAGGGATACGGGGCCGTTCAAATGGCACTCGCAGCACACAGCATTCCTACACAATATGTGACGCCTGCAAAATGGAAGAAGCATTTCGGTCTCAGCAAAGACAAAGGTGTTAGCCGCGGTCTGGCACAACAAAGATTCCCCCAGATCGCAGACCAGTTCAAT